ATGATTAATAAAGACAAAACTGAAATAATTAATAAGATAAGAAAGCTTCTGGCTTTATCTGATTCTCCTAACGAGAATGAAGCTATAGTGGCTGCTCAAAAAGCAAATGAGTTGCTAGTAAAATACAATATTTCATTAGGTGATGTGCATTCAAGTGAGTCTACTTTTAGCAAGCAAGTTGTTTATGTATACAAGAAAGCTACGTCTTGGAAGGGTCAATTATGTGCAGGTGTAGCATTTTTCAATTTTTGCGTTGCGTATGAATGTAGATTTGATGGACTTAGTGCAACTATTCTCTATGGCAGGGATGCGAATGTAATTACGGGAAAGTTGCAATGGGAATACCTTGTTGACGTGGTAGAAAAGTTGACTGTTAAGTCTGGATTCCAAGGACTGTCAGCCAAGAATGCCTTCAGGATGGGGTGTGCAGTTAGAATTGCTAATAGAATGCGCGTTCTTCTTGAGGCTCAAGGGAAGTCAGGTATTTGTTTTGAAGAGAATTCCATTTCGGCTCTTGCTGTTTAAACCCTGCATCAAAAAATGGAAGATGAGAAGAAGCAATTGATAGAGGAATTAGGCAATATCCCTAGTAAGAAACCTGGGAATTTTAGTGATAAAAATGCCTACGCCGAAGGATTAAAGGCTGGTGATTCGGTGGGGATTGGTAAGCAGTTGAGCGGTTCGACGTTATAAGTTAAGTGTTTTTGCTGGTGATGGCAGTCGTTGTGGGGGACGCGCCAGAAGTGAGAAACCTGGAGGTAGGAGGTAGCTGATATTTTTTAGCTAAGTCGGAACTAACTCGGAACTAAGTCGGAAAGGGTTTGGGTAAAATATAGTTTTTCTAGATGTAATTGACCGGGACAGTAGGTTTGTGTGTCGGGATACTACTGTGAAAGTTTAAAGTTGGACGTTAAGTTGGGCGTTAAGTTGGACGTTGTTAGAAAACACTGGAATTGTTTACAGATAGGTGTTTTCAGGATTTAGTATTTGCAAGTTGGACGTAAGTTGGACGTAAGTTGGACGTAAGTTGGACGTAAGTTGGACGTAAGTTGGACGTAAGTTGGACGTTTAGGCAGTTAGATGACTAGTCACGCTCTCACTGACCTTTTTTATTTGGGCTGCGGCAACCGAGATGATATCAGCCAACTTCATTTGATCTAACTCGGTTGGGATGTAAGCCTTGCAGCCATGATAGGTCATGCTTTTATCCCTGCCTAAAAGAAAATCTGTACTGACGTTAAATAAATCAGCCATTTTTACTAACTCTAGGCTATTGGGAATGCTAGAGCCTTTTTCCCAGTTCTGGATTGAAACATGGGAAACGCCTAATAACTCTGCCAGTTTCCTCTGACTCCAACCAGCTTTTTCTCTTAAGTTTGCGATGCGGCCACTAAGGGTTTCTGACACGATATCCCTCTACAAAAGTAAATACTTATTTCCTTATGGAAACAATATTATCCAAAAATCGCCCCAATGGAAAAATATTTTTAATTTAACTAAATATATGGAAACTTATATTTCCAGCTTGACAAAATATTTTTCCAGTATTAATCTATGGAAAGAAGTATTTCCAGTGTGGAAATTATGCCAGCAGCCCCAGGAAAAATCCCTATGACGCTGAATATACCAGTCGAGTTAAAACGAAAGGTTGGTATTGAGGCGGAAAAACGGGGGATACGTAAAGGTGATCTAATCAGTAAGGTGCTTACTAAGCATCTGGATGAATATCTACTGCAACTAGATTCTCCTGTTGACTCGAAGGATGGCTAGTTGTGTCTAAAACATGGCTTTCCGTTTCTGAGATAGTTGGTTTGCCTGGGATGCCATCATCGAAAAGGCGAACCAAAGATAAGGTTGAGCGACTTGCACAATCAGCGCAGGTTCGAGAACGAAGAGAGAGAGGTGGCGGGAAGGAATATCATATTTCCTCACTTCCCCCCGAAACTCAAGCGTATCTAAAACAACAGGCAGAGCCAGATCAACAGCATTCCCAGCCGGAGTCTAGGAACGAGGAATTACTAATTACCAGTTCCTCGTTAGCTGTCAGTATTCCGACGGAAACCCTGATCAGCCCGGTTATTTCCGCCCCTGCGCCATCCAAAACAAGGACAGCGTACAAGACAGCGAGAGGTAACAAGGATGACGATAGGATTAACGCCAAAGTAGAAATACTACGAGTCCTGGAGAGTTTCTGTGAAGAGAACCGGCTGCAAAAAATCAACTGCCATCATCTTTTTGCGGTGTATTACTCACAGGGGAAAATTGACGTTTCCTCAGAAACCCGGAAAGTTGTTCCGAGTATCTCCCCGAATACTTTGCAAAGGTGGTACAAAACCCTGGAAACAGGGAGTGTACAGGCTTTAGCTGGTAAATATGGCAATCGGGCTGGGGATACCAAGATTGATGCTTATCCGCAGGTTCGAGACTTTGTTTTGGGGATGATTGCTCAATATCCTCATGCAACTGGAAGACACATATTAATGGCGCTTCAGGGGCGGTTTGAGCCAGAGATTTTACCCTCTTTACGCACTTTAGAGCGATGGGTTTCCAGGTGGAAGGAAGAGAATAAGGAGCTATTCACGGCTACTTCTAATCCTGACGGTTGGAAAAACAAATTCATGGCTGCTTTTGGCAGTTATTCAGAGGATGTAGTCCGCTTAAACCAGTTATGGGAAATGGACTCTACTCCCGCTGATTTAATGCTTGAAGATGGGCGTTATCACTTAATTGGCTGCATTGATGTCTACAGCCGCAGAATAAAGCTGTTAGTTGTGCCAAAGTCCAAGGCTTTTGCTATTGGAACTTTGTTAAGGCAATGTTTGCTTGATTGGGGTGTACCGGAAACGGTTAAAACCGACAATGGGAAGGATTATACGGCCAATTATTTACAGCGATTATTCGCTGGCTTAGACATCAGACAAAAACTGTGTCAACCATTCCAGCCCTGGCAGAAACCTCATGTTGAGCGCAGTTTCAGGACTTTCTCTCATGATCTACTGGAATTGCTGGATGGGTATATCGGTCACGATGTGGCGGAACGTCAGGAGTTGAGAGCTAGACAGTCTTTCTCTGACAGACTCTTGACTAAAAACGAGGAAGTCAGTATCAAGATGGCTGCTGATGAATTTCAACAGTTCTGTCACAAATGGACTAACAAAATTTATGCCAACCGTCCCCATGACGGCTTGAAAGGGAACACTCCTTTTCAGATGTTGACTAGCTGGCAGGGGAATATCAAAAAAATCACCGATGAGCGGGCTTTAGATATTCTCTTGGCTGAAGCGCCGGGATCTCATGGACTGCGAACGGTGCAGAAGAAGGGCATCCAGTTAGAGGGGACTTGGTTTATTGCTGCTGAGTTGGAGGCTTGGATAGGGCAACAGGTGCAAGTGCGGTTTGACCCGGTAGACATGGGTAAAATCTATGTTTTTGATGGGGATTTCAAGCTGATTTGCATTGCTGAAGACCCTGCGAGAACTGGCATTAACCGTCAAGAAGTTGCGGTTTTGGCTAAACATACCCAACGGGAAAGGGTGCAGGAAGGTAAGCGGGCATTGAAGGCTTTATCTAAGAAGTCCAATGTTGCTGAATCTATAGAAAATTATCAGCAGTTGCAGGAAGATCAATCTGCAAATGTGATTGCTTTCCCCACTAAGACTGAAGAGTATGAAACCGCTGCTTTAAAAACTGCGGCGGACGTGATTCAAGCTTTGCAACCTAAGAAATATTCGCAGATGTCGGCTGAGGAGTTGGCTGAAGCTGACGCGGCTATGGCTCGGATTGAACGACAACCGGAAATGGTGCGTGATGGTGATTATTTCTGCCGTTTGTGGCGGGAAATCAAGGCTGGGAAATCGATTTTGGCTGATGACAAGTCCTGGATGCTTCACTACATCTCAACTCCTGATGGAAAGGGTTTGTTGATGTTCTTGGATGTCTCTGAGGAGCAAGTTCGGGCGTTGGCATCATGACTGATGAGGAAATTCTTGATCTCACTGATGTCGATAGGTGGAATCCTGCACAGTTTGGTGACCCGCCGCCATTTTTACAAGATGGGCTGCAATTAACTATTTTTTTTGATTGCAGTGAGGAACCGCCGGAACCTGATGATTTTGAGGATTTAGAAGAGTTTAAGAAGGCTTGGAAGTCATGGACGGAAAAATTCCCGCACATAGTGGCGAGATCGTGAATGTCTACGATTTATTAGCTCTTTTAGCTGGCGAGGAGTATTCCAGAGAAACAGCGATTGAACACATAAAAATATTGATGGAAGTGTCCCGCAGCCCCTACATTTCTACGGATTTGAAACGGGCTATTTGGTTTGTTCAAAGCTTTACTTTTAGCCTTTCAAATCTGAATCCTAAGCAGATGGCTGAGTTGGTTGATGTTATCGACAAACAGAGAAAGGCTTTAACAGAAGGGTTTTGACATGAAGGATTCTGCACTTGATTCACTTTGCTGGTTAACAGCCAAAGACAAATACTTAATTGAGTATTTGTTGAAACAAAAATTCTGGCATCATCAAACTCATTTTTCATCTTACGACGAAGAAGATCAGCTTTGGTGGTACACCGATATTTGTGAAATCGGGAACTACAAATTAGGACTTTTAGATGATGACTGCGAATACGGTGAACATGATGAAGAGTTATCCGGGTATGTGATCGGCATCATCATCAACGGGGTTGAATTGCTGACTGACGGGACTTTTTCATGGGGATTAAGACTACGCGAAGTTGAGCGAGAAGTCAAAGAATATCTTCGGGCTTATGAACTTGAAAGTTCAGATCACAAACAATTGTCTCTTTGTTAAAAAATTCCCCGGTGTAGGAGGTTAAGCCTTGTTGGGGAGCGGTTTCAACTGTTTATTTTGGAGCTAAAGACTGTGAAGGAAACAATAGGATTTTTGATTTTTGACAAGATTGAAGGACTTTATTTGTCCCGTCATGGGATTGGGTTTGGATGGTCGTTTAAGAAGTGCAAGGCGGCTACTTTGACTGAGGAACAAGCCGTATTTTGGAGAAATCAACTTATCAAAATTAAGCAACGCGGTGGTTTTTCAGTTTTGATGGTGGAGGCTAGATCATGACACCAGAGGAACTAGAAAAGTATACTCGGCGATGCCGGGAATTGGCACAGGGTTATCACTACGATTACTCAAACTCTGAGCTTGAGGAGTTGGTTAAGTCCCCAAGCTGGAATGAGATTCAAAAACAACTAACTCCATCAGCAAAGAAGGCTTATAAAAGCTATTTCCGTTACATTGCTGACCGCAGCTTCGGCTGCTTGGATGTGGAAATCAAAACCTGGGAGTTGCTGGTTGAAGGCATTAAGGCGATTCAGGTAAAGATGCTCAAAGCCAGTAAAAAAGCCAAAAAGTAGGGGTTTAGGGTTTAGCAATGCTGAACCCCTACAAAAACACATAAGGAATCTTGACACATGAAGAACGAATTGGCAAAGATTAAGAATTTGCTGCGTTTGTCGCAAGCCTATGAGGCGCTGAAGTTGCGTGATCAGGGTGTGCCTGGGATGGGTCTGGTAAGCGGTTTTACTGGCAGTGGGAAAACTCGCTCTATTGCTTGGTTGGTAGAGCAATCCAACGGTGTTTATTGTCGGGCTAATGCCACTTGGTCGGTTTCGGCAATGCTGGGAAGTGTTTCTTCTGAGTTGGGCATAGCGCCACAGTTTCGGAATTACAAGATGTTGGGAAATGTAGCTGAATGGTTCGCTTCTGCTAAACGGCCACTGTTTATTGATGAATGCGATTATTTGCTACGCGATTTACGCATGGTTGAGGCGCTGCGAGACATTCACGATATTTCTGGTGTGCCTGTAATCCTAATTGGTATGGAGGGTATTGAGAAAAAACTGGCCTTGCGATTGCAACTCACACGTCGGATTTCTCAATTTGTGGAATTTCAACCATTAGATATTGAAGATGCTCGTGTTTTAGCGGACACAGTGAGCGAAGTGGCAATTGCTGATGATTTGCTAACCAAAATTCATCAGGAAGCTAAGGGTGGTGTTGGATTGATGATTGTTGGCTTGGCGCGGGTAGAGGCGCTGGCTAAGACTCAGCGATGGGAAGGAATAAGCGCTTCCCAGTGGGGACAACGCAAACTTTTCTTAACTAAGGCAGGTTAATCATGATACCGGATTTACTACGTAGATACGATGCAGGTTTGGTTGATGCAATTGAATCTTTGATTAACCGCATTTCAATTTGGGAAGATGGGCAATTTTCTGCTTCTGAAGTTGAACTGACTCGGCGGGAGGCTCAAAAAATTGCGGCTTGGGTAATTAATGATGCGGCTGACCCCTTTGGTTTCTGTGGTTCGAGTTTGACTGGTCACAGATTGGTGGAACTGCTTGGAAACATTCGGGGAGGGAGCGGCAATGGTTCAGTTTGAACGAATGTGGGCAAAAATTCGGCGCTTGGAAGTTTTTAGCCTAGCCGAGTTGACTGAGTTTTGTGATTTTGAGGTTTCGATTCCAATATTAGCCGCTTACATTTTGGCTTTGAAAGAGAGTGGATACTTACTGGAATTAACGGGCAAACGTAATCTGATCACGCATGGAAGGTATCGGTTGGTGCGAGATTTAGGGCAATTTGCGCCAATATTGCGTGATTCGGTTTCTATGCAAGTGATGGGGCAGTTTGTGCAGATTAACTATGCGATGTATGACCCCAATGAAGATTTTTATTTCCCACTAATTAAGGAGGATTAAAAAGTGGAGTTAAAAGATTGGAAGGAGATTTTGAAAGAGAAGGTGTCTGTGTCAACTCAAACTCAAGTAGCTAATGAGTTGGGTGTTAGTGTCGCGCTAATAAATCAAGTAGTGCGCGATAAATACACGAGTAAAAACACAAAGCTTTCCGCTTTGGTAAAACATATCTTTGCACCTGAATTACTCAAAACTCAAGAAGCAAATTGGCTTCAATACTTAAAAGATATCTGTAGTATTTACAGTGTCAATGATGTTGCTCAATTGTTGGATGTTACACCTTCTTTTTTACACGGTGTTGTTGCAGGAAGATATAGTTCAGGCTGCCATAAACTGAGAACATCGGTGGTTGATAAATTACTGGATACGCAGCATCTCAGCACTTTGCGTGTCAAAGAAGCGCGAAAATCCTGTAAGAAGAGAAAGTGTACAAGAACTGAAAGCCATGCATGACCGCAATAAGGATTTTTATTTCCCACTGATTAAGGAGGATTAGAAGGTGGTTTTGGAGGAATGGAAAGAGATTTTATTGCAGGAAGTTGAAAGATCGACTCAATATAAAGTGGCAGAAAAGCTAGGGGTTTCGCCCTCTCTTGTATCGAAGGTAGTCAAAGGTGATTACGATGCCAAAATAAGCAAATTACCCTTTTTAGTACGAGCTAAATTGCAGCCAGAGCCAGTAAAAGATGGTAAATGGTTGGATAGGCTAAAACATATTTGCTCCGTCTACCAGGTTCGGGATGTAGCCAAAGTCTTGAACACCTCACCTTCTTTTTTGTATACTGTGATTGGAGATCGCTGCAAATCGAATTGTTACAAATTAAGAGCAAAATTTGAAGCTCTTTTTGTTGATTCTCAAGATATCGAATCTTTGAAACTACGGATAAAAAGGAAGCACGAGAGGAATCTAAAACTAATATCGAAAACTGATGAATTAACTCTTGCAGTAGCCGATGCTATCTATTGCAATGGTGTAACCTCTTACGAGGATTTGAAAGATAAATTTCCTCGATATGGTTTGAGCCGAAGTTTGAATCTTTTGGAAAAGATGGGAGCGGTTGACATTATTCAACCGGATTTGATAGGACGTGGTAGGGGTCAATTGCCAAGATGCAAGTACAGCATAGCTTGCAAATGTTCATCACCAGGGAATACTGACAGATGTATTGAATGTCCTCTAGGCAAGATGATTTCATCTTTGTGTGGCTTGGATGATGATGGAGATGAGGATTGAATATGCCTTGTGTAAGTAATCTTCTGGATTTTCAGGAATTAAGAAATAAGTGCGCGGCTTATCTTCAACCTTTAGCGGGCGCAGAGATTAAAAACTTCAATCGTCAGGATTGTGGATTATTGCGTGAGGAAATTGGCAACTTTATTGAGGAACTAGAACGCCAACAAATAGATTATAAATTTCTAGATTTGACTAGTGCATTCTACTCAGTAATTCATGAATTTCAGACCGGAGTCCGTTTCCTTCCAAATGCGCTCATTGCGCCTAAGAATAACGTGTATTACACCGCGCCAATGGTGGCACGCTTGAACAGATTTACGGTGAATTATCCTTTTGTTTCCGTTTTTTTCTACAAAAATACAGGATCGTATGAATTACGGAAAACCTCTGAATACAGAGATTTAAACGAGTTTAATTTGGTTCTGGATGTTGATCCATTAGCTAAAAGTAGGTGGTAATCATGGGTGCATATCATGAAGGGAAGGTTTTTCAAACTTATCTTGCAGGACTATCTGAAGCGGAATTGAAAACTGTGGCTTACGAGCTATTTGTGAAGTTGCAAAATGAACGAGCTTTAAATAATTCTCTGAAGCAGCAATGCAACTTACTGGAGTTCCAAAATGCGCGGTTGAATAATGTTTGTCGCTCTCACGTACCAGGTTTGTTAATCGATTTCAAGAAGCTTTAACGCCTGATGAGTTCTGCATGACCCGGCAGACGAAATAGGGGCATTACGCCCCTATCGCGGATTGGGTCTAACAATCCGTTCACACACAATTAGGGGGTTATACCCCCTTTCCTAGTATGGAGGAAAGATGATCACACCAGAACAAGTGCTGTTAGCGCTTCAAGAAAATTAAGGTGCAAACAACGGTTTACGAGCCAAGGATTTAGTTGAACTACTCACCGGATATGCTGCCAAGGCTTCTGATGAGCGATATTTGCGTCAAGTGGTTTCGGCACTGCGTATACAGGGATTCCCAATTTTGGCCACTCCAGAACGTGGATATTATTGGCCAACTGATGTTAATGAGATTAAGGTTGCCTGTTCGTGGCTACACAAACGAGCCATGACTCATCTGTGGATGGTCTCTAAACTAAAACGGTTTGGGATACCAATGCTCACGGGACAACTGACCTTGCCGATTCCTGTGATTATTCCAGCAATTCCTCAAATGGAGCAGCCAAATGAGGAGGAGGCTAAGGAGCAGGTGAAAGCTATTTTCATGGTGGTTCCCAAAGATGTTTATGAGGCGGTTCAAGAAGTGGGATTAAAAACTGGGAAAACTGATGAGGAAATAGCTTCTACTGCTTTAGCTGTTTATGTCAGTGGGTTGCAAGCGGTGCTAAAGGACATAGGTGAGGAGCATGAATACAGAGGAAGTGGCAGAAAAGAGGAGGAATTTACTGGCACGAATCCACATCCTGAAGAAGGATAAGGAAATTGATGATGCAACCTATAGGTTCTTGTTGCAAGAGTATTTCCAGGTTGATTCTGCTAAAGATTTATCTGAGACGGATTTAGAAAAGTTTGCCTCTGCTTTGATGACTTTTAGGAGGGTGAAAAGCAAAGTTATCTCAGGTCAAAACAGATTGATCCTGATTCTATGGGGAAAACTTTATGAACAGGGAAAAACGGGTAGTGGCAGTCGCCAATCGCTAAACCGATGGATAAAGCGTCAGACTGGGGTGGAACGGATGGAGTGGTTGGATTCCAGCCAGAAAGCCAAGTTGATCGAGGCGCTGAAGGCTTGGGTCAGGCGGTGGAAGCCAGATTCAAACTAGGGCAACGGGCAACTTGGAAGGATGCACCTTCATGGTGGAACCCATTGAGTGAGGAGATTTATGAGATTGGTGATGGATGGGTGCGGCTTAATTATGGAGGTAGGAAAATCCCTTTTTGTGAAGTAATTTTAATTTCGCCACTCTCCTGATTTACGCTTGGTTTTTTAAACTTGGATATTATTAATTAATCCCTGGCATTATTTGTCAGGGATTTTGCTGTCAAGTAATTAGTACAAATGTTTTAATATAGATATTATTTGACTTTTCAATGAAATGGAAAACAGCGATATTTCTGAAGTTTTACCCAAAACTCTTAAAGAATTAAATAAATTAATTGGACTAGATGCTACTCTTTCCCTGGTAGAGAGATTTGGCGGATCAGCGCTCTATATACCTAAATCTATAAAAGAGGGACATAAACTCTCCTACCTTGCTTATGAGCATATCGAACTATTGGTGCGAGAATTCGCGGGTACTTTTATATACATCCCGTTATGTAGGGCGATGGAAAAAAGCGCTAGAAATCAACAGATTGCTGAAAAAAGACAGTCTGGAACTATTGACGCTTTAGCAAAAGAATTTAATCTGAGCCGAAGATATATTTGGCATTTATTAAAAAAAGAAAAGGATAACAATGCCTCAGAGGTCAACGATTAGTCTGCTACCTGAAGATATTCGAGCTTGGTTGAATGCCAGCTTAATTAATAATGCATTTTCGGGATATCAGGATTTGGCTGATGCGTTGGCGAAAAAGGGATATGAAATTAGTAGATCATCAATCCATCGGTATGGGGTGAAATTTGAGGCACAATTGGCTGAATTGAAGGAAGCGACTGAGCAGGCTTTAGCTTTGGCAGATGCTTGTGGAGATGATGAGAATGCCTTGGGGGATGCTCTAACCCGTTTGACTCAAATGAAAGCTTATCAGGCATTAATGGAAATGTCCGATGTTAAAGATCTGTCTTTACCTCAGTTGGGACGGATGGTAGCTGATTTAAATCGATCAAGTGTGACGGTGAAGAAATACTCGGCTGAGGTACGGAAGAAGCTTGAGGAGAAATTAAAGATTTTGGAGGCTGAAGCGATTAAGGCTGGGGGCGAGGTTGATAATAATCCGCGTTTGGATACTTTGCGGCGTGTAAGAGAGGAAGTCTACGGACTGTTTTAAGTATGGCTGTAATACCTTTACTTCCTTATCAAAAGCGTTGGTTACTGGATAAAAATCGTTTCAAGTTAGGGATGTTTGCTAGGCAGACAGGAAAAACTTTTACTTCAACTCTGGGTATCGTTGATTCTTGTTTTGAAGCTGCTGTACAGGGCAGACGCAAGAGATGGGTAATTCTTTCTAGGGGAGAAAGACAGGCAAAAGAGGCGATGGACGAAGGCATTAAAAAGCATTGCAAGGCTTATTCATTGCTTTTTGATGAGGATAACTACGACTGGCAGGGCAGTGAAGGGACTTATCGAGCTTTGGAGGTTGAATTACCTAATGGCTCAAAAATTACGGCTTTACCTGCTAACCCTGATACGGCACGGGGGTTTAGTGCTTCTGTGTATCTTGATGAATTTGCATTTCACAAGGATAGCAGAAAGATTTGGTCAGCTTTGTTTCCAGTGATTTCGGCGGGGCATGAATTGTGGATTACTAGTACGCCGAATGGAAAGGGCAATAAATTTTACGATTTAATTACTTCGGATGATGAAATTTGGAGTAAGCACGTTGTTGATATTTATCTTGCTGTGGCAGATGGGCTGCAACGAGATATTGAGGAATTACGTCGGGCGTTAAATGATGAGGATGCTTGGGCGCAAGAATATGAACTGAAGTGGTTAGATGAGGCTTCGGCTTGGCTTTCTTATGATTTAATCAATGCGGTTGAGGATGATAATGCGGGGATACCTGATTTGTACACTGGTAGCTCATGTTTTATTGGAAATGATATTGGTCGTAGGCGTGACCTTTGGGTTGCCTTTGTGTGGGAAAAAATTGGTGATGTATTTTGGAACCGGGAAATTGCAACTTTGAAACGGGCAACATTTGCGGATCAGGATGATTGTTTGGATGAATTGATGAAAAAGTACAAGGTTGTTAGGCTTTGTATGGATCAGACGGGGATGGGTGAAAAGCCTGTGGAGGATGCCCAACGGCGTTATGGGATGCTGAGGACTGAGGGGGTATTGTTTACGAATACGAATAAGCTGGTATTAGCGACAATTGGGAAGCAGAAATTTGAGGATAGAAAGGTGAGAATTCCGATGGGGGATTCTAATCTGCGGTCTGATTTGCACAGTTTGAAGAAGTTACCTACGCCTACGGGTGGGGTGAGATTTGACGCGGATGCAACTGAGAATGGTCACGCGGATAGGGCTTGGGCTGCGTTTTTGGGGTTGTATGCTGGGGCTAATCCGGGTTCGCCGATTGAGTTTCAGGCTTTGGGTCAGGAAAGATTGGGGTTTGGATTGAGGGATTGGGTGGGGTTTTAGTTATTGGTCATTAGTCATTGGTCATTGGTCATTAGTCAAACCATTTGACGCTAATGTGCAATCTTTCAGGCTGGTGTGGCGCTGGGGTTGGTGGGTTACGCTGTCGCTAACCCACCCTACGGATTTTTATGACTCTGCCTGCTGATCTTAAACAGGAAATTGCTAGTGTTGAACGCGATATTAATTATGTCGTGTACGGTGGAACGCTGGAAAACCCTGATGAGACGCTACTGAGGCGAGGTGGGGGGAAGGGTTTAAAGCTTTACGATGAAATTGAAGAAGATTCCCACGCTTACGCGGTTTTGCAGAAGCGGAAATTAGCTGTGATTGCTCGTCCTTGGGAAGTGAAGGCTGCTAGTGATAAGCGATTAGATAAGAAAGCTGCTGATTTAGTGAGAGCGCAAATTGAGACAAAGTTGGATCATCTGACAACTGAGTTGTTGGATGGGACACTGAAGGGCTTTGCTGTTTCTGAACTGATGTGGGAGGATTCAGGAAGTGAGATTTTTGTCAAGGAATTTAAGGCTCGTGATCAGCGTCGGTTTACGTTTACGCCTCAGAATGAGTTGCGACTGTTGACACGACAAAATATGGTTTCTGGGGAGGCTGTGCCGGAGAGGAAGTTTATTAGGCACAGTTTTGGGGCGAAAGACGGGAACCCATTCGGGCGCGGCTTGGGGTCGAAGTTATATTTTCCGGTGTGGTTCAAGAGACAGGGAATTAGTTTTTGGTTAGTTTTTTGTGAAAAGTTTGGAATGCCTACGGCTGTAGGGAAGTATGGTGTAAATGCTTCTCAGGCTGACCAGAAAAAGTTACTTGATGCGCTGCGGGCTTTGGCTCAGGATGCGGGGGTGATTATTCCTGAAGGGATGGAAATCACGCTTTTGGAGGCTACGCGGTCAAGTACTTCGGATTTGTATGAGCGGTTGATCCGCTATATGGATGAGCAGATTAGTGAGACGACCTTGGGTGAGACGCTGACTACTAATATCGGATCTGTTGGTAGTAAGGCTGCGGCTGATACCCATGATGGGGTGAGGTTGGAGGTATCCAAGGCTGATGCTGATTTATTAAGTCAGACGCTCAATAATACGCTGTGTAAGTGGACTGTTGAGTTGAATATGCCTGGTGCAAATCCGCCGACGATTTGGCGGGTGTTTGAGGAGCAGGAAGATTTAAATACCAGGTCTACCAGGGATAAAACTCTGTTTGATATGGGGTTTAAGTTGAAGCCGGAGGCGGTGAAGGAAATTTATGGTGATCATTATGAGGTGGTTGACCAGGGTGGAGATGGTCAAACCAGTAATGAGGATTTTCTGAAGAATTCTGGGGTTGATGCGGCGGGGCAGCAAGCAGATGCTGCACAGCAGGATGTGAATGCGCCTGGGTTTACTGAGTTGGAGAAGGTTTTTACACTTTCAACTGAAGAGATAGCATTTGCTGATTGGTTGGATGGTCAGTTAAATAACCAAAATAATGATGCTGATTTAAGTCAAATTTTGACCTATCTGGAAAGTTTAAATCAGCTACCTGATGTTTTATACAAAATCATAAATAGTGAGTTTATTGTGGACAATAATTTATCTATTGCGACCTATGTCTTGATAGGAAAAAGGGTGGTAGAGCTTATTCAGTCTGGGATTCGTTTTGCGGAAGATGGCAGGATTCCAATAAAAGATCCTGATTTACTTTTAGAGTTAAAGGCGATTATAGAAACGGTTTACAAAGACGGTATTACAGCAATTCCTGAAGTGTATTTAGACGAAAATGATAATTTTATTGGTGTATTTGAAGATAAAATTAATGCTAATTTAACAAAGCGCCTTCAGTTCAAGCTGACTGAATCAGGGATTGAGTATAAGTTGATAAATCCTGGGGATGTTACCAACTTTAGTGAACAAGAAGATGATGTATCTGTTGATTTTGCTGCAAGGAATTGCAAGAAAGGAATTAGCTGTGGAGCAAGTTGCATCGCCGCCAACAAAGTATGTAATCAAAATTTAGCACAACCTCAGCCAGCAGCAGTAGCTAAAACCAAAACTAAAGCTAGAGCTTTGACATCTACTCCAGCTTCGCCTACTAATACTCAGAAAACTGCATCATCTACAGGAGCTAAAAAAACCAAAGCTAAAGCTTCGACAGCGACTCCAGCCTCTTCTACTAATACTCAAAAAACTGCACCTGCATCAACAAATAAACTAGTTTCTACTAATGATGCCGAGCTTAATACTAAACGACAAGATTTAGTAAGTAGATTTGGGCAAAAAACAGTTGCAGATGCTGAAAATAATGTCAAACGTATTCTTGATGATCCCGATACTGATATTTATGTTCGGGTGGGTCAGAGTTCCACATTGGAATTGATTTTGGGTGACAGGTTTAAAACATCTGCCGAATTAGGAACTCAGACACATGATATACCTTATCTAAAAGACCAATATCAGACGGCACGTAACCGAGTTGAAAACAAGGTATTAGGCTACGACGAAAATAATACCAAACCAGGTGATCGTCCCATTTATGGTTATTTGGGCGGCAAGGATATGACAGGGGCATCTCATGTAGATGTGGATAAAAATTATGGTTCAATTGCCGTCAAACTGAAAAAGGATGCCAAGGATAGGGCTACTTTTACAGGAAGCGATTCGTTTAAATCTGGAATAGCTTCAGAGGTTAAAAACAGCGGTTCTCCTCCACCTCCTAATGCAGCATCCTTAGTTTCGGCTACTCGGCATGGGTATGACAAAGATAATCTGCCATCTGGATATCCCTCGTTTTATGCAAGTAAGTCTGGGGACAAAGGACAGCTTACCGCTGCTGCTAAAGCAAAAAATGTTGATGACTTAGCCGCTGCATTAGCTCCAACTGGTAACAAGTACGTTGAGGCTCAAATTCATGGCAAGGTAACACCTAACGATATAGCTGAAATTCATTTTGAGCCAAGAGGGATAGGGGATAGACCTACGCCTGCTATTGCCAAGTTTGCACGTGATAACGGAGTTGACTTGTATGTCAGTGGTAAAAAACTTTCTGCTAAAGAGCTTGATAATATTGTCACTCCTCCAAAAGATAAGCGATCGCAGAAACTGAAAGATTTGGACGATGCCTTAAATAAGGGTGATTTTAATAAAGTCGCAGAAATCAGCAGCGATATTCATGATCAAGCAAGAAAACAAAAAATGGCTCCAGGTGAAAAGGATGCCATTCTAAAACAGCTTTATGCAGAATCTGGATATGATGGCAAGCCAGAGGTAAAAACCAAGCAAGAAATGGATGGACTAGCCAAGGCTGGCAAGGTGATGCTGAATAGAGGTATATTAACTCGAGGTCTATCTGGTGGTACTCAAGAAGCTTTAAAATTAGCAGAACAGTTTAGGACAGGAGATTACTTTGTTGGTAACGGTGTTTACGGAAATGGAACCTATGTTGGACATTCGGGAAAGTTTTCCAAGGATGGCTCAACATTTATTGCTCAAAGTGATGCTAAATCTCAAAAGAGAGCTTGGCAAGATGTAGCAAAAAATAATTATATTCAAGCTGATGGCGCTACTTTACGTATGGCGCTTAAGGATGATGCTGTGGTTATGACCGCGAAAACGATGAAGGGAGAGATTGAAAGTTTACAGAAAAAAGTTAATAGCTGGGAAAAAACAGAAAAACAAAAAATCCTTTCTCAGGTAAGTACAAATAGCAAAAAAGATATTGACGCTTACAAAAAATCTTTAGATGTGAAAAATGCCAAGCTAGATAATAGTATTCAGATGGGCAGAGGAATGAGGCAGACGACTGTGGAGTATTATACTATTCCTCATAAACAGAAAGGTAAGTATGGAGATGAAATACAGGTTGTATTAGTAAAAGATGTCTTTGATGACTACTCGTTTACTGGACCAGATGGAATAACTCATAAATTTGGTCGAAAAGCCGTTACTGCACTTAATAAAGCTAGGCAAGTATACGCTCAAGAATATGTGGGTGGCTCTGGTTCAAAAAAAGCCCTTCAGGATCTTGCAGATAAAGCCACAAAGATGAGAGATGTACTCGGTATTAATGACGGACCAGACGCTATTTCAAACGAACTTGATTTGCAGTCCGGGACATCTGGAAGATTCGCTGTTATTCGAGGGATTGATGCTGTGGCACTTAGTAATAGTTATGAAAAAGATACTTTCATGAATCTCCTGAACAGAACTAAAGTATTTGTTCAGGATACAGACCTCGACTATAAAACCGGACAGAAAGTAGGTGCAGGGGTTTAAGGCGAAATTTAAGTATCTTGGTTGATATCTTCTGTAATGTTGATTGGCTCTTGAGAATTCAATAGAGCATACAACGGAACTGCAAAAAGCTCTTCGCTATCTCTTGCTGACTCATAAGATTTAGCGACGATAGGAGCTTTGCTACCTTGCTCTTTGCCTACTAAGAGTAGTGTTGTGTCGCCAATAGTTCCTATTTGATAGAAATCATCGCTTTTCAAAAAATCCACTTCTGGGAATTGTTCTTGATTGATTATCTTTTTTTCGGTTGAAGGTAATGAGGCTATATCTTCATCTGTGATGAGTTCAGATGCAGTGATTGACCCCTTTTTAAGGCGAGAATTTATAATTTTGATTTGTTTTTCGGTCAGCCCCGCAGCTATGGGAGGGTACGCCTGGAGATTGATATCTCGTATGTCTGCCGAGTAAAGACACGCTCCTAAAAATATTTGCCAGTTTTTGTCTAGTTTCTCAAAGGTGTATGCAGCCAAGCATTTTTGCATAGTAAGCCAATTAAGCTTAGTGTTGTCATTGCCGAGTTCCCTGAAATATGGAGAACTAAAGACAACATTTAACATTCTGTCAAGACTGGCGTGCATATTTTTAGTCATTAATAATCAGTATCTTCATTTTAATCACAAACACCGACTTGTGAGAGTCGGTGGAAACCTTCATAAACTTGTAGAGGGCGGGCGGAGTTTCCCCGCCCCTGTAGCCTACTTGAGGCTATTGGTGTGTGTAGCTCGTTTCAGTTCATCACGAGACACCTTGTCTGCAAGTAGATGCGCTAGTTGATCACGGGTTTTATTGTTGTAATTTGGAATATCGTAATTATTTGCAAGTCTGATTAATACTGGGCGTTTGTGCTGTTTTAGCTCATCCTCACTAACTATTTCGATGGTTTTACCATTCCCGTTCCCATTCGTTGGTGCGATATCCGTAACGGGTATGTAGTCGGTAGCATCACCTTTGCCATTAGTGATTTCCGGTTGTTCCTCATCAACGGGGGTAGAATCTACATCCACAACCTCATTATCAACGGGTGGGCTAGGCTCTACAGGGTTGGGCATGGTGGTTGCTTCAGTTTCTTCGTAAGCTGCCAACTTGAGGGGTTCAGGAGCAAATAGAGCATCAATAGCGGACTTGAATGTGATGATGTCATCTGGACAAATAGCTGTGAGCATATCTAGAGCGGTACGGACTTGGACTAGAGCGGATTCAGCAGCGGATTCAGCACCTTGTACCTCTTGTGCATGTACTTGCAGTTCAGTAACACGGCGTTGTAATTCGGCAATCTGTTCTTGATAGGAGTCGATTTGAGCGTTGATGTTGTTGAGGCGATTCACTAATAACATTTGCAGAGATTCCTAATTTTGTAATCCGTTAATTTTTGAAGCGAGTATGGATGATTTAGCGTCACATGGTTTGATTAAGTATGCAGTGTGACGCAAGTATCTAGATAAACTTGACCGCGTTTTCCCACTTGATAACGCTCATGCGAAAATAGCTTTCGTTGTTTTCGTCTAGCCAGTCAATATCTTCGTCTTGGGATTGCAGCAATTCTTCCCAATCAAACTGCATAGATGTATTTCTGTCTTCAATTACTTCGTCCAGAGTGGGGATTTCAGTTCTCCACATTGGTTTGGCGATTCCGTTCCACAGGTCAAGTAGTTCTTGTAGAGAATATTCGCGTTCTACAGTTACGTCTATGTGATAAGTCATGGTGAAATTCTTTTGGGTGTAGCCCGGACATTCTTCGTAGCGGTTTATCCGGGGGGTGAAGTTTGGGCGGTGTAGTGGTTTGGCCCTCATGTCTAATAATATAGCCCATGACAGCATGGGATGTCAAGGGGTATAATGAAGAAAATTAGAAAATATTTTATCCATTATGGAAAGTTCCTCACGTCCTGACTATGTAACAAGGTTCAAAGGGGAGGGTATCGGAACTAAGTACAAACAGCCATCAATTACTGTACGGTTTCCTGAACAAGCTGATCAAATTTTACGATCACTGCCAAATATGTCTGATTATGTGCGTCGTGCAGTCATCAAGCAACTAATAGCAGATGGATTTCTAGATGAAAACCCTCAGCCTGGAAACCCTGAGTAATCGCTGACAGCATTGGTACAAATACACTGCCAATGCTATGCCTATTCAATTACCAACTAACGGAACACTAGAACAGAAACGAGCCGTTTTTAAATTTCTTGCACAATCCCAATATCAGGGAAATGTGGATGAGGTTTTAAGGGGGCCAGTCAGAACCAGCGGTGGTGGTATTGCTGGCAGATTCAAAGATGGTGATACGGTAGTTTACTGCCAGTTGCAACCTCAAGGTGAAGGCTGGCAGGCTCATTATGAGGTGGTGTTTGCTGAAAACTTAGATACTGTAGATTCATTTACCGAACAACTACGAGGTGATGCGGGAAATCTTACAGACGGATGGATTGAGCAGATTAGGGGCTTGCTGGATAAATCTGAAGGGCTGGTGGATTTCCAAGAATCACTGCTAGACCTTTACCCAGATTTACCAATTGAAGAACTAAGCTCGATCATGGGTGAAGCAATGACTACTGCTCACTTAGCAGGTCAATACGAGGCTGAAGAAAATGGTTGAATATAAAAGTTTACCGTTTGACCAAGCTATCAATTTCTTCCGTTCCAAAGTCAACGTACCAACTGCAACATGGCGCAATGTGTGGCAACAAGAACATGATATCGCATTTGTGGTAGCAGGTGCAACCAAGGCTGCATTGTTAGCCGATTTTCGTCAGGCGGTAGATGATGGCATAGCTCAGGGAAAAACCAGGGCTGAATTTCAGAAGGATTTTGATCGCATTGTGGAAACTCATGGCTGGCAGCACAAGGGCGGACGGGAATGGAGGGCAAATATTATTTATGGCACTAACTTGAGAACTGCTTATGCAGCCGGACGCTATGAGCAGATGACTGACCCGGACGTGCTGAAAATGCGTCCTTACTGGATGTGGAAACACGGCAATTCCAAAGAGCCGCGATTACATCACCTAGCAATGGATGGCAAGGTATTTGCGGCTGCTGATGCTTGGTGGGATACTAATTACCCTCCATCTGGCTGGGGTTGTAAGTGCATGGTCGTTACCTTGTCTAAGCGCGATATTCAAAGACGGGGGTTGGAGGTGGAAACCCCACCACGAAGTGAGACTTATCAATGGACTAACCCAGCGGGTCAGAAGGTTACGGTTAAAAATTCTCCTGATCCTGGTTGGGGATATGCACCTGGACGCTCGACTCAACAGCAGCGGGTGGATGTTTTAAAAAATATTCTGCAAACTTTGCCCAATGATTTACGCCGTCAAGTTGAGCAGGATGCTGTTAAACAGGTTCAGAAACCAGAAACTGGAGATGTTCAAAAACAGGGTGTTTTTAGGTATTTGTTGCAGCAGTTGGGGCAGGATGTCCAAGAAGTGATTGATATCCCAACTGTTGCTGATGATGGGAGTTTGACGGGGTATTTCCGAACTGTGGATGGTGAATTTTTTGGCGTGGTGCGGTTGATTGACGGTAACTGGAGGTTGGAATATGGCCGGAGTAACTCTCAGAATTGATGACTCTCAGGTTCAGGCAGCTTTGAGTCGGTTAACCGGCAGGATGGAAAATCTAACCCCGGTATTTAAGAATATTGGGGAATATATGACCTCATCTATCTTGGAAAGATTTGATGACGAGGTAGATTTTGAAGGTAATAAATGGGCAGCTTTAACGGCTGCGACAATTGCCAGGAAGCAGAAGAAGGGGAAGATATTAAAAATCCTTCAACAAGATGGGGATTTGCGGAGGACTGTTGTTTATTTAGCTGGTGCGAATAAGGTAGAGATTGGCACGAATCGGATTTATGGGGCGATTCACCAGTTTGGGGGAAGGGCTGGTAGGGGGAGGAAGGTCGTTATTCGGGCGCGTCCGTTTTTGGGGGTGAGTGCGGCTGATTCTCTTGAGGTGGTGAGTATTGTGGAGGAGTTTTTGGTTGGTTAGTATGTGGGAAATTCAGATAAATCTACAGTGCTGACTTGGTAGCCAGTTGATATCCCAGCTAGAGCATCTACGTCTAGAATAAGTTGATTTATCGCTGATAATTGCTGTGATAGGTTAGTACTTTGAGCGGTGCTACCAGCAGATGTACTCCATACTCCAATCAATACCAATTGATTATTGATAATTAAAAATTGTGGATTTCCACTATCACCGCCAATAATTGTCTCTGTAAAATTATTTCTTTTTGTACTAAACCTAAAAAGAGCCTGAGTACTTAAAGTGTATAAATCTAATATCAAGCCTTTTTCTTGTGCATCAAGGCATAAAGAAGGTATTAAGTAAAGCGCACTTAAATTAGGTAAATAGCTATTAATATTACTTGGCAACAATTTGCAAGGAACAATATCAGAAGGTAACTCGGAACTTAAGCAGCAAATAGTAATATCTGCTGAATCAATGCTGTATTGAGGGTGTATTTTACTCGCGATTACAGTTCTTGCTACTACAGTATTATCCGACGCGACAAACCTTACCGTAGTTCCTGTAGCGTAATTTCCGCCGTGACCGCAAGCTATAAAATGCCTTGGTGTAATTAAAGTAATCCCTAAAGCTGCTCCGCTTTGGCTATTCCAAGGTGAAATGCAAGTTAGTTTATTAACTAAATCAGCACACCAGAAATTAGTGTTTCTTAAATAAGTAGAAGATGTGTGGCTTTGAGTGGCGTAGAGATTCCAAGCGGTAGTGTTAGATTTCCCAATGACTCTAGAATCCACAGCATCAGAGCAATGTTTGGATAAAGAGCCAGATACATAATCATTAAAAATATCAGTTGAGGGTTCCTGCTTAATAGTTCCAACAAGAGTTATATCTATTGTTCTGGAGGGAATTGTGCTTGAGATGGTTATTGTTTTTGTAGCGCCATCTGTTTGCGTTTTAAACACATTATCTTCTTGCACAAACTGGCTACCAGCCGGGATTGAGTAGTTTAAAACCGGAGATATTTGCCTAAAATATACAATCTCGTTTATTTGCAAATCCGTTGCTATTTGAGCCTCGATGTATCTAGTAATAGATAAGTCTTTATCAGTAATACTTGAAGTACTACCGCCTGATACTCTCCTATAAATAGGTTGTACCTCTATATCCCACCACCCTTCAGGGTTCAGATACTTCCCAGAAATACTTTTATCAGAATCTGCGTTATAAATAATATCCATACTACGCAGCCTCAAAAAAGAAAACTGGAGCAACAGGGAAAAACCTATCAGCAAGAATTACAGTAGAAGCGTCTACTGTAGCTGGTAATGCCTGGGAGAATATGACACCTATAGTTCTCACTGGATACAATTCCGGGATTGAAACTCCAAATAAAAATAAATCTTCTGATTGAGAAAGTTGACATGACATTACAGTTGCTGTGCCATCATCGTCTGTATATTGTCCTAGGGTATAAATACCCGGCTCTAATACCATACTTACTAGAGCTTTTCTGTTTCCGAGTACATCACATGAAATAGGAAGAATGGGTGATATTCGGGAAAGAGGTTTCATCGTAGTTAGGTCTACTGTGTAGACAGCTACGTGTACCGTCGCTATGCCCTCCGATAAAATATTAAGGGAAATAGAGTTTAGGTTTAGAGGTTTAGAAAGAATGAAATATTCAAAATATGTTGCGCCTCCGTTGTCAAGAGGGCTGTTGTCAACTAATACGCCCCCCCTGCAAGTCAGGGCATAATAATTACCAGAAATAAAAGGAGGAGTGATACCCCTATCTAAGACCTCTGAATATTTAGCATAATAACTGTTTCCTACACGAAACCTGTTTTCTGATATATCCTCAAATACTTTATTTGAGGTGGGATTACTAGCATCTATTTCAGATTTGGTTCCTTGGGGAATAGAAATCAGGTTTACGCTTATATTTGGTGGCAAATATTCTTCTGACAGCTTTCCTTCTGTCAATGGTGCTATTGTTTGTCCAAGCGCAGCAGCAGAAATAAATTTTTTTTTCAGTCCTTGATATATCTGCTGAATCCATCCTTGATTAAATGTCATTTTATTAAGTCCTTAAAATACTCAAAATTCTATAGTTTCCTGAGCTACCTGCATAACTATAAGTTTCTAATGCAGATAAATTTAAAGATACAGAAGAATAAGCAATAGTGCTTATTCTTTCATCGTTTGTGCCTGCATCTAGATAGGTAAAAGTTTGTGCTAAATCATTTGCACTTTGTAATTTTTCCCAATTATTTTGTGAAATAGTTACATTACCATTAATAGCTTGCGTATTTCCTGGCTCTGTTTTAGATTCTAATTCCAATAATATTTGATTTAGTTTTGTAAAAATTACGTCTGTGTCGGAGGAGCTTAATCGGTTTTTGATTGAAGTTTCTAGTTCAATTTGTGTATTTTGATTAGCTGCGCTTGCATCACCACCCCCACCCCCTCCACCTCCCCCAGTACCTCCGGCAACCAGTAATTCACCATTTGAATTGAATTTCATATTTTTGTTTATAAGCTTTTATAATCAATGGCGATTTTAAGCACAAAAATCTATAGTGATTTTTTTCAGCCTGTACATAAATTTACCCATCATCAAAATTATTGATATGGAAAAATATCTAGAAATCTTCAAGGCTGGCAAACACACCGCAATGGATGGGCGCACACTCTCGTTTGGAGAGAGTGAGATTAACGCTTCCGTAAAAGCTTATGACCCTAGTATTCATGAAGCGCCACTGGTTGTTGGGCATCCTAAGTCCGATGCTCCTGCTTACGGCTGGGTTAAGGGACTAACAGGCAATACTGGTTTGATGCAGGCAATACCTCATCAAGTAGATCCCGTATTTGCGGAAATGGTGAATGCTGGCAGATTTAAAAAAATCTCAGCCAGTTTTTATATGCCCGATCATCCTACTAATCCTGTTCCTGGGGTCTATTACCTCAAGCACGTAGGGTTTTTGGGGGCGGTAGCACCAGCAGTTAAAGGCTTGAAGTCTGCCAGTTTTGAAGAGTCTGAAGAGGGGATTCTAGATCTTGAAGTTGATTTCGCTGAATGTGCAGCAGACTTTCTTGAATTCTGTGAATGCGACAAGGGGGGCAAGTTGGATGTAGAACAGTTAAAACAGGAAAACGAACGCCTGAAAGCAACTCTGAAGCGACAAGAATCAACTAGTTTTGTGGAAAGTGTGAAGAGTAAAATTTTACCTTCTTACAGAACTGGGTTGGTTGAATTTGTATCCAGTTTAGATAGTTCTCAGGAACTGGAATTTTCCGAAGGTGACGAACAGAAGAAATTACCTGCGGCTGACTGGTTTAAGGATTTTCTAGCTCACCTACCCAATGTTGTGGAGTTGGGTGAAGTGGCAGGGGATGAGAAGAAACTTCCTGAAACCCCCACAGACCCCAAGAAGATTGCCAAACTTGCTACCCAATATGTGGAAGATCAAGCACAAAAGGGGACTCAAGTTTCCTACTCTGAAGCTGTCGCTCATGTAATGGAGGTGCAGTAATGGGCAGAAAACAAATGTTTGTTGATTGCTGGGTATCTGAGGCTGCAATCAATCCTTACAGAATCTGTAAGTATGGCGCTGCTGAGGGTGGTGTGGTTCAGGCTGCGGCTGCAACTGATAAATTTTTGGGTATTGGTAACAACTTGGGAGCATCAGCCTCTGGACAACGAACCGATATTGTCAGGGGCGGTATTGCGGAAGTTGAATATGGTGGAACCGTTGCCGCTGGTGATTGGCTCACCTCGGATGCTAATGGCAAGGCTATTGCTACTACCACCGCTGGAAACCGGATTATAGGCATTGCCGATGTTGGTGGGGTATCTGGTGATATCGGTTTGTGCCTGATTACATTTGGGAAAATTTGATAAATGACTAATGCTCCTTTTCCTATAGATCCCGCACTGACTGCGGTAGCAATTTCCTATAAAAACAGCAAGTTGATTGCTGATGAGGTTATGCCTCGCGTTCCTGTTGCGCGTCAGGAATTCAAGTGGTGGAAGTTTTCTATGGAAGAAAATTTCCGCATTCCTGATACCAGGGTAGGGAGAACTTCAAAGCCTAATGAGGTTGAGTTTTCAGCCAGTCAAGAAACAAGCTCTACCGATGATTTTGGCTTGGATGACCCGATACCCCAAAATGACATTGAGAATGCCAGTGAAGGCTATGACCCTGTGATGAGGGCTACTGAATCTCTTACAGATTTGGTTTTGCTTGATCGTGAAAAACGGGTGGCAGATTTAGTTTTCAACCTAAATTCGTATCCGTCTACTCAACGAGTCACGCTTTCCGGTTCTAGTCAGTTTAGCGACCCCAGTAGCACTCCTATTAGTGTTATCGCTGATGCAATGGATGCAATGATTATGCGTCCAAATATTATGGTGATTGGGCGCGGGGCTTTCTCTCCATTGGTTCGTCACCCGCACATCATGAAGGCTTTTAATGGCAATGATGGCGACAGAGGTAGGGCAACAGCTAAATTTTTGGCTGAGTTGTTTGAACTAGATATGGTTCACATAGGTGAAGCATGGTCAGTTACAAGCCGTAAAGGTCAGCCAACTACAACCGCTAGGCTTTGGGGTAAACATATCGCTCTTTTGCACCGTGATGGACTTGCTAATCCGGCTGCGGGTACTGCTGGCCGTCCTACATTTGGGTTTACTGCCCAATGGGGAACTCGGATAGCAGGTAAAAAATCCGATGCGGATATTGGGCTTCGTGGCGGTATGCGTGTCCGTTCTGGTGAATCAGTTAAGGAGAAGATTTGCGCTTCTGATTTTGGCTACTACATTCAAAATGCTGCGGCATAGGGGGGACTTTGGAAGCTATTAAATACACGGTTCTTGACTTGCTTAATCACGGTGGCAGGCAGTATGAACCAGGTGATGTAGTGGAATTGACTGAACAAGAAGCTGCTCCGCTTATTTCCCTAAACGTGGTTGAACCCTTACCTGTGGAAGAAAAGGCTCTCAATAAATGAACTACGCCACCCAAGAGGACATGATCAACCTATTTGGAGAACCAGAAGTAATTGAACTCACTAATCTGGATAATCCAAATTTGGAAACAATTGATACAACACGACTTGATCAAGCTCTAGACTATGCCTCACGGGAGGTTGATTCCTATTTACAGGTTGCACAATATCAATTGCCACTAACATCAGTCCCCTTGGTTTTGCGAAATAAGGTAGCTGATATTGCACGTTACCACTTAGATTCCTACCGTGTCAGGGAGGACGTTAGACAACGGTATGAAGATGCTGTTAAATGGCTGCAAATGTTGGCTTCTGGGAAAGTTGGGCTGGGAATAGACAAAATTACTCAGGAACAAATCAGCACTGGTGGGGCGCAATGGTTCAGTCAAGAGCGTATTTTCCCAACTGCTTTGGGTGATTACTATGGTGGATGAATTGTTGATCGATGAAATTGAGAAAGCAATTATTGAACGGTTGGAACCGCTAAAAGCCGAAAAGCTTAGGATTGAAGGATTTCCAGACAATCCTGCTGAACTTGGTAAGCCAGTGGTGATAGGACAGATTTTGGTTGGTTACAGGAAGGAATCTTTAAGTAAGCCATCAACTTTTGTAGCCAGCGCCCCTATCATCCAAGATTGGACTTTGAGTTTTGAACTGTCTTTGCAGTTAAAAAATTTGCGTTCCCATACGGGTGCTTATCCCATTATGGGGAAAATTCGTAATTTATTGACTGGGTATAAGCCTTCTGTAATCCAAAAGCCTCTATACCAGTCTGAGGGCGGGTTTGTCAGCATTAAGGAAGGGGTTTGGTATTATTCAATGATTTTTTCGGTAAGTTTACAGTTTGTAAAAAGACCTTGGGAAAATTAATTTTTTTAATTAAATTAGGTGATTTTATGCTTTCAGGTGTAGGTGAATTAGGTATTTTTACTTTAGATCAGGCGACTAAAGCTTTAGGACAGGATATTTTCTTCCCTGGACTTTTTTATAATTTCGTTTATGCGGGTGAAGCTCAAAGTAAAAAGGCTAAGGCTTGGATTAGTGGTAAGCGAAAAAATGTTTCTTCAGCGGTGGGTGAGGAAACACAGACTCTAAAACTGAGCTTTCAATACCTAGACTGGTTTCATCTAGGTTTCGCCTATGATGAACTTCCTCAGACATCTAATGATGTCCAACTGCCAATTATAAAAACAGTCACCGTGCCAAGCACAACGCCTTACGAAGTTGCCGACAATGATATTACGACTGGCAATGCTGCGAACCTCAAAGCTTATTTACCAGCAAGAGGAGCTTGGGGAGAGGCGGGGTACAGAAAGCGCGTAACAGCCGCACCCGCAGCGAAGCAATTTCAGGTTGATACTACCAATAAGAAATTGATTTTTCATAATTCTGATGCTGGGGCGACAGTTCAATACGCGATCATGAAGACTTATGCGTCCATCGACAGTATCGGTTATGAAAACTCGGCTGATTCCTTCGGGAAACTCAGTTTTCTTGGTAAAGGTTACGGGCCAGAATTCCCTAACGGAATCATGATTTATCTGCCTAATATTACTCGAAGTTCAATTGTGAGCATGGACACAAGCAGTGATGTGCCAGAATTTTCTATAGATTTTGATGCTAATGTGCCACCAGGTAAGCGCACCCCACACCAGTATTTTAATTTGGCTTCTGCTGCCTAATTTGCGTCACATGGTTTGAGTAATAGTTATTTTTGGGGTGTGTTTGCACCCCTTTATTTTTATGATCACTTTGAGCTTTACTGGATTACCATCGTTAACTTTGTATCAAATTCCTGATGGGGCTGATGATTTTGTCTTACGTTCAAGAATTGATGTTATCCGGGCTGGTGAACAAACAAACCAGGGTGTTGATACCTTAGAAGGTGCAGGAAAGCCCTATTTTTTCTGGTCATTCCAGACGGTTGTTTCCGAGGATGAATCGGTTCTATTTGATGAGATATGTAGCAAGCAGCAAAATTTTTATAAAAACAGACAAGATGGCAAGATATTGCTACAAGATGAGAGATTTTGGGTTTCTGCCACCGAGTCTACTAAAAATTTGCGATCGGCTTTTGGTGGCACAGCTACCACCTGGGGAGGTACTAAATACCGTATATCCTGCCCCGTTTTATTGCGAGTGCCAGAAAACCACAGTCAGCAATTAGCTGAGGATATGTGGCTATTACAGTTCGATGCCAAAGAACTAACCGCGTGAGTCCATAAAAGCTTGTCCTGTAGCGGTTCTAGAGACGGCTGGCACGGTGTCACCTATGCGAACACCTACGCTGGCAATATTTGTTGTTCGTATGGTTCCACCATCTGGGAGATCAATTTTCTGCTGTCCAGTTGCGGGGTCGTATTCTCCCATTGTGCCATTTACTCCAGACGATGAGGCTTGAGTTAGCTTTTGAGTGGTTTGGGTTTGGCGGTATTGAATCTCGCTATTTGCTTGGATTATTCTAATTAAATTGCTCATAATCCCAATAATTCTTTAATATCTTGTAAATAGATGCTTGCGGGAGTGGATGCGGGTAATCCAAGTGTATAAGATAAATTGTATTCTTGTAGTCCTGAAGGGTAGGGTGAGTTGCCATCAATTGCATCACGAACGTGTGCAGAAAATGCTATTTCTTCATTCGGTGCTTGTGGATATTGAACCGAATATATTTTCCCTTTAAAAAATTCTCTTTGACTATACGTGCTTAAAAAATTATCTCTATCCAATGTGAATGTGTCTGTTGGTTCAGCCGCAATGTTTCTGGGTACTTTGTGGTACGTAAAGGGATCATCCACAACAAACCCCGCAGCAGACTCATTAATAAAAGCCATAATTATAATCTTGTTTGGTTCTCCTCCTCCTCTAAAATCAGAAGACATCCACTGCAACCATCTTTCATTGCTATATTGCAATATTTTATAATATTTATCAACTCTTTCTTGTGTTCCATAGATTTCATCTCTTAGACTTTCTCGTAGTACGTTTAATGAGCTTATAATAGTCGGGATTTCATTATCCATGCTACCACTAGTATCGACAATGCCAATGATGTAAGTATCAAGTAAGTTGCTTGGTCTTTTTTTCTCTTCTTCTTGGATTTCAAATGGTTGGTGATTTTTATAATCCAGAGAGATAGATTGCATTCCATAAGCTTGTATTCCTCTAACTGGAGTGCCATCGGGGACGCTGGAATTAAATATTTTAATTCCAGCTATAACTTGTCCACCATTTGGATAGATTACTTTGTACCTACCTGTCTCTTGATGGTATTCGCCAATCCTTAAAAGTGGCGGTAGTATATTCTTATTTTTTTGAGTAAGTTGATATTTTAATTTAATCTGTTCTTGAATTTTTCGTGTCAGGTCGTCCATCATATTACCGCGTTATATAAAAATGTTCTTCCTGTCGTATCTATAGTTTGAGTAAATACGAAATCTTCGATTCCCGCTAAAATTCCTTGATTGTCTCCCCGATCTCCATTTCCTCCGCTTATCACTGCAAAATATCGAAAAGTAATTGAGCCAGAAGTCGGGGTAAACGTGATATTAATTGGTCCCACACTTGCTAATTGAGTTTGTATGTTGATTGTGGCTGGGGGCGGAGAGAATGATCTTCTGCTAGAACCATAATAATCAGGAACTTCTTTTCTAACCCAAATATCAAAGTCATCGATGGGGCTTAACGCTTGTTCATTAATTGTAGTAACTCCACTACCCGCGCTGCTAATCGCTAATGCAATTCCAGTTTTACTGATTTGATTGTAGGTTGAAGATGTGCAAACCTGAAAAGATGCACCATCAACATTAATAATATTGTAGTATCCACCGCTAAAAATATTGCTTGGCAGGCTACCGCCAGTATTTGAGAATGTAATTCTATTACCGTTTACAAAATCATGTCCCACTGCGGTAATAAAACCAGTATCTGTATCTATATCTGTTATGACTACAGATGTTGGATCGTTAGCAATTAATAATCCGTACCAGCCTGTTGCACTTGAGTGAATTCCAGTAAGCGCTCTTTGTCTTTCTAGTGTTGTTTTTTGAAACATAAATAGCCTCAATTTTGTTTTCTTATTATAGTCTATTGATAGGCGAATATGTCGTAATTATATATATCATAAGTATAGTTATTTGTTATTGTTATTGTTTTGCTTTTCACTGAAATATTGATTTCATATGCAAGGTCATTAGTTATTTGTGTTTTTGTCTCAGGTTCTATGAGAATATTGGAGGAGATATCGGTTACATATAAAAAGATATTATTGATTTCCAATGGATTCATTAAATAAGCGTAATTAGCAAAAATTTCTATTGTTTTTGCGGCGAAATAAATTTCTTGGGTTACAGAAACTAAGTAATCATATTTACATTCAAGTGATTGAATCTGTTGAACTGGAGATATTGGTACATCAGGAATTACTGGTACTATATCCCCAATAACAGGAATACTACCCAAGTAATTACCAATAAAGCTAAATGTCATTGTCTGATTATCTAGCACAACTACTGGGGAATCCATAATGAATGCTCCATTATGGATATTTACTGTACTAAATGGTGTTGTATTATCCAGCCATTCGTGGTCTGGAGGCATTGTAACTAAACGAGATCGATATCGCTGGTGCTGTAATTTTCCGATTAAGTTCGCCAGGGCTTGGCACTCAGCGTCACTTGTTAGTGTGCTACAAGAGATTTCAAATTCTTTTTCATAAAATGGGTTAGATGTGGCGGAATAAAGCTTACTCTCTCCTTTAATAATTACGCTATCAATCGGTGTGTTTGGCTCTTTTGTTGGCCATTCGGGTGGGGTTTGCCCCGTTTTTCTTTCTGTTGATTTCAGAACAAGTTCCCCCAGCGCTTGATAACTAAATCCTGTATTTCCGCTTATTCCTCCCGTAATAGAAACGTTAACAGTCAAGGAATTTCTTTTGTAAATTAGGCGTTTGTATTCAAATCTCCTACATTTAGCAGATCCATTTCCACCGATTGAAACTCCATAAAAATTACTGTTGCTATCCCACGATTCAACGATTCTTTCTTTGACTGCTAATTCATACCCATCTAAATATATGGGTACTAAAGAATTGTAAGGCGTGCCTGTGTTTTTATCTACGGCAAATAAAACTGAATTAGTGGTTATCTTGCTTCGTAATATCCCATCATCAGCCCCGCCACTTGCGCCCGGCAAGCTATTTGAGTATTCTTCTTTTGTTATTTGTGCATTATTAATCATGGACAAATTACCAGGAAAATCGTCTGGTAACGCAACCCCTAATAGCTTACTAGTTTTTTTCTCGTTTTTGATTAAACGCCCTTTTGAATTAAAATAGATGGATTCTATAGTTATTTCTGAAGTTTTTATTGAAGAATTACCAGCATACACATTAGGAAATATTGAAGCCAGAGCTTCTTCTACTACTATTTTTCTAGTACCATTTTTAAATGGATAAACAGTTTCGCGCCGTCTAAGAGCTTTATCTCCGTTGAAATCAGTTTCAAACTCCTCATTCACTATTGGATCTTCAGAGCCGCAAATTGCAATTTTCTCGCAACTCCCCGTAACTCTAAAAAGTTCGGCTGGAATTTCTAATCCAGGTTGCCTCTCAAAAAGCTTTACTTGCGACCGGGAACGTTGAAATGAAATCGACCTTTGCCGATATTCAACAGATCTGATTAATTCGTTGGCATCACAATAAAGCCAATAGCCTCGCTCTCCGCAAATTTGTTGAGCAAGTGAAATGTAAGATTGAGTAAATTTATTGGGCGGAACTTCAAAATATCCTGGTATATTAATAATTGGAAATAATCCTGCTAGTTGTAGTAGTTGATTCACAACACTATTAACGTCAATAGGTTGTTGACTCATTTGAAATCCTAAACCTTCAAAATCCTTTGGCGGAGATTCAAAATCTCGTAATCCTAATTGGTCAGTTAATTCAGCTTGACCAGTGTATGTATCCTCGTTGTAAAAATATCTCTTGATCCGAACTGTGGCAATAAGCTTGCCATCAATCCTGACCCTAATTGGATGCATTCCAGTTGCCCATCTTTGAGGGTTTATCAAGTCGTCCAACGATTCAGTTACCAAATCAGGATTTAGTGATTCATCAAGGACGAAAGACCCTTGCCACGAATAAGGGGTAGAAATTTCTGCACGAGGTCTTTGTAAGGTAAATTGGCTTATGAGATGGGTGATATCCCAATCTCCTATGGTTAGTTGCCAATTGGGAATAGCAAAATTTAATGGGGTCATAGTGGCATTGAGGTACGAATCAAATCCATTACTTGCGAAACCTGATTTATTTCATTCTCTTCTCTATAGAAGTTGAACTGGTTCTGACTTATCGGCTTTCTTTGCCGTAGGTCATCCCGTAAACCTTGAATTTCTTGTGTTAATTGGCTGAAATTGCCAGAATTTAAAGGTGCTGGTGATGCGGCTCTGATAGTAACTGGGTTCATCAACTCAGCAACTTTTCGGGCTGAGACTACGTAGCTGTTGGTTCCTGGAACCACAACTTCGGAAACTCCAGGGATAAACTCACCACCGGGTCCATCACCCACTAAATATGGTTGTCCCGCTGTCATTGGTCCACCAGTAAATCGTGATGTCGGGGTTTCTGAAGATGATTGATTAGCAGCCGATTCCGCTCTTTGTTTGGCGGTAGCTTCTGCTTCTTTAGCAGCTTTCTCAGCAGCCGCTGCGGCTTCCTGTGCAGCCTTCATGGCTTCAGCAAATTTAGCTGCTTCTATTCCAGCAAGTTCCATTGATTGAGATGCTGATCTGGTTTTATCTGCCACATCCAACTGTGATTTGATAGCTTGTTGATCAGCCTCCAGTTGTTTTCTCTGGTTTTCTGCTAATTCTGGCTGAATATTAACTTGTTCTTGGGCATTTTTGATATTTTGCCCTGTTAAGTCTACTGCTTGTTTAGCTAGATTAACTGCCTGTTGGGCATCTTTGATAGCTTTGGTGTTTTGAGGATTTTGTTTGGCTGTGTCCAGCTTAGATTCGGCTGTATTTAAATTCTGTCTGGCTTGGTTTTCAGCTATTCGGGCTTCAATTAAAGCGTTGTTAGCGGCAATTTGATTTTTTTGGATTTCTAAAGCTAATGACTGTTTTTGCCTTGCTATTTCAGCTAATGCTGCTTCTCGCTTTTGTTGAGCAAGTTGATTTTCAACAGCCTGTCTTTGTTTGACTAGGGATAATTCGGTGATAGCCCCATCTACTACCAATTTGTTCAGCGCAGCCTGTAAAATAGCCCTGGCTTCGGGACTTTCAACTTTGTCAATTTCTTTACGTAGTGCTAATGCCTGCTGGAGAATTTGTATTTCCCCTTCAGACTGGGTTTGCTGGAGGTTTGATAGTGATTTTTGAACGGCCGCGCGTGATTCTAGTAATTGCTTACTAACATCTAGTGTCTGGTTAATTGCATCCAAAGCGGCTTTTTCTTTTTCCAAATCAGCCGTGATACTGGCACTAGCTCTGGCTTGAGCAGCCTCTCTTTCTTCAATCGCCTTCAGAGCCTCATTTTTTACACGCTGCTGTTGTTCGTACTCGTCTTGAAGCAGTTGCAGTGAAAGATCAGCAGTACGTTGGCGACTAGCGCGAATTTTACTTTGTCTGGTTTCTTCGTCGTCTGGATTAGTTACCTTGGGTAAAGCAAGAAGTTTGGCTAGTCGTTCCTGCTCGATTTGTAAGTCCTTAATGATACTTTGGCGTTTAGCATTGAGCCGGAGTTCTTCGGCCTGTTTCTGACTAATAACACCCTGATTAAGTAAGTTCTGAATCTGTATGAATCTAGCTGTTTCTGCTGATTTAACCGCTTCAGATGCTTTAGCAAGGGAAGTTTCCAGGTCTTTAATGTACACCCCTTGCAATTTTTGCAGTCCATCAGTACGGGTTTTAACAATTTCCCCTTGCAACTGCTTCTCCTGATCAGCCAATTGCTTTGCGGTATCACTATTACCCCTACCTTCCTTTTTTTCTCTCGCTAGGGCTTGCTGGGTATTTCTCAGCCTTATTTCTAATTCCTGTTGTTTCAAAGCCGTTAAACGGCGTTCACCTTCAGACTGAGATAGTATCCCTTGGTCAATCAAATTTTGTGTTTGCTGCTGTTTGGTTTTGACATCAGCAAGCCGTCGTTCACCTTGATTTTGTTGAATTTTGGTAATTGTTTCACTCGCTGCTACCTGCTGCTCAAAGGAGATTTTAGTATTTGTACGAATAGCTTCTAATTCCTTGATGGCTTGCTGGGTGGTGATTTGCCCCAGTTGTCGCCGCTGCTCAGTCAGGGAAATTAATTCTTTAGCTGCTTGGTTTGCACGGTTAGAATCACCCCCAGCACCTTCAGATAAAACCCTGCGTGCGTTTTCGGCTTTATCCTGCAATTGTTTGTATGTATTACCGAGAGTGTCTAAGGATTTTGCCTGAACTTGGATGTTGGTTATGGAAGTTTTGAACTGTCCATTTTGTCTTTCCAAGCTAGTCAAGTAAGCATCTATAACTGCAATTTGCCCTTTAAGGGCAATTTTGTTTTCTGTCCCAACTACACTGAGTTGTACTAGTTCTTTCCGTTGATTTTTTAAATCAGTAATAACTTGTTGTGCTGATTGCCTTGCTTTGGTTTCAGATGCTACCTGTTCCTTAGTGAGTTGTATCTTGTCCTTGTCAGCCTGGTTACGTAGATCAAGAGCAGTTTTTTGTTCCTTGATTGACTTTGTAGCTTGGGTTAAGAGCGTTTCTGTTGTGCCAGCATATGCCTGTATCGCCTCCTGACTGAGTTGAGCAGTTCCGGCTAGTTCAGCAAGATTATTTTGTGCTTGCTCAAACCCTTCGGTAGCGATGTTGGTTAAATTGACTAATCCTTGAATCAACGGCTGCAACGCTTCAACTAAATTAGCCACACCATCAGCAGATACCTTTAATCCTGTTATGAATGTGTCTGCGAAAATTTCAGCAGATGGGCGTAAATCTTGAATAGTTGGCAATAAGACATCACCAATACGCATAGCCGCATCGCCAACAGCTTGAGCTAGACTTAAAAATTTCAGAATTGCATCTTGACTAAAGCTTTGCAATTCTTCTTGGTTTTCTTTGAGGAATTGATATAGCTCATCCAAGGCATCAACAAGTGGCTCTAAGAGTGGTTCTCCGGCTACTTGAGCAGTTATTTCTAGTACCTCTTGGATATTACTGGTGATACCATTGATGCTTTTGGCAGCTAATTTATTGCCCTCCACAAACGGGTTCAACCGAGTCCTAAGTTCGTCAACTAAAACACCTTGTGCTTTCCAGCTTTGAACTTGTTGATTGGTGATTCCAAGGTTCTTAGCTAAAACTGAATTTGTATCAATTGTGCCATTTAAAATAGAAGTAATTTCTTGTCGAGCTTGATCCAGCGGTAATCCTATCGTTCCTAAAGCAGCAGCGAAATCAGTGGTTAGTTTTGTCGCCGCTCCTATGGCATCTGGAATTTGCTTACTTTGATTAGTTAAACTGGCTGCTTGTGAAGTAAGAATATTAAAGGTGTCAACTAATTGTCCGCTGGTAACACCAACCACATCTAAACTTGCTTCTCGAATTTGCTGTACTGCTTGTTTAATAGGCTCGTCCAAGGCTTGTATGGCTTGCGTTGGATCTTGAATTTCTACCCCATCAGCTAATATTTTGTTCGTAGCAACAAGGTTTGCACGAGCGCCTAATAATTGCTGGTTAAGCTTCTCGTTCTGTCCAATTAGCAAGTCATAGGCTGGTTTAGCAACAGCAGCTAAAGTTTGAACTGCCTGAACAACATTGTTAAATTTGAACGCTAATTCAGCTACGCTAAGACCCGCTCTTTGATTTTGTTGGGTGATATTTGCAGATGTAGCACCCAGCCCATTTAAAGCCTGCTGAATCTGTCGAGTTTCGCCAACTGTTCTGTCAGCACCTGAAGACTGAAAAACTATTGAAACTCTCATTGTTGCTGACCTCTGTCTTTTTCTAAATCCTGTCTGGCTTTTTGCTGCCATTCACGCTGTTGGGCTTTTTCTCGTTTCTGTGGATCAGCATCTTGCATTTGTTTACTTCTAGCTTGCATGATGTCTAAAAGCTGATCAGCGGAAAGCGTGCTGCTAAGTTCTAAAGCCTTTTGTAAATCCTCTGTATGGCTCCATAATGCTGCTACAAGCTCTTCATAAGTCGCACCTTTTTGGCTTTTGATACCGTTATTCTGAACAGGAAAGTTCAACTCGATTAAAATTCCCTGTTTATGCACAGCAACCCCTTGATACTCCCCTGCCTGATATGGGAAAAGCATTTGAGTCATCATGTGGAAATCTACCCATTCTAGAGAAATGCCGGATAACTCTAAGCATCTATGGCACAGGTGACGGAAATATGTGTCCCGCTCATAGAGCGATCGCACTGTCTCTAGCTCAGATGAGTTGTCTAAAAATTTTTGTAGTTGAGAAAAACGCGATCGCAGTTCCTCTCGATTTTTTAGTGAGCAGCCGTGAATGAGGCGATATTCTCCAGTTATATCTTGAAATTCTATACAGTCAAATTCTACGTGAGCTATTTCCAT